TTTGGTTGCAAGAAAAGACTTTCAATTAGATACACAAACCTTGGTTACTTAAAACTTTATAAATATGTCTCTAAAGCAAGAAGAATACAATCAGATGGCAATTGAATGGGCTGAGAAGTATTTGAATAGCATTCAACCGATTACTGACCTAAAATCATTTGATGGTATCATTATTCATAATACTCACAACACATTAAGGATTTGGATTGATAGACTTAAAGAGTCAAAGAATCGAGAACAACACGCATCTTTCTTAAAGATAAAGAAGTATAAAGATTGGGTGCTTAAACAAGAAGACAATGGAAAATAAACAAACGGCAGTACAATGGCTTGAGGATGAATTCTCAAAATTTAATGATGAAATTCAGAATAATAGAGAAATTACATTCAATGAATACCATCAAAGAAGAATAAAATTATGGGAGCAAGCCAAAGCAATGGAGAAAGAGCAGATAATTAATGCTTATAGTCAAGGTTTATTTGGAGAAGAATCAACTGATTCGATATCGGCATACGCAAAACAATACTATAACGAAACTTATGGAAAATAAAAGAAATACCGCAATAGAGTATTTTTATAATGAACTACATAGAAATGCAGATATTAACAATTCCGTTAATGACCAATTTTGGCATATTGATAAACAAAGAGTTATTGAATTATTGCGTTTTTGTTTATTAACCGAAAAGAATCAAATTATTAGTGCCTACGCACAAGGGGTGCTTGATGAAGGTGGAATAATGGATGAGTTATTTGATGATGCTACATTATACTTCCAAGAAAACTATGGCATTTAATAACGATTTTAAATATGATTTAGAGTTTGGTCAATTAGATGGTGAGACATGGTTTCATGAATTAGTAACTAATAAGAAAATAGAAGTTAAGTCAGATAGAAAATCTAAGGACACAGGTAATGTTTATATCGAATATTATTCAAGAGGTAAGCTAAGTGGTATAGCAACAAGTCAAAGTGATTTTTATGTGTACAAGGTAGCAGAGGATGAAGCTATAATTATCTCAACAAGTAAACTAAAGAAAAAGCTAAACCAATTAGTATTAGAAGGTAAAGCTAAAAAAGATGTGAAAGGTGGAGATGATTACACAAGTTTGGGTGTTTTATGTAAAATAAAAGATTTAATCAATTAATTATGGAAGGGAATAAATTATTTGAATTAATGCAAAGGGCTTATGTTAGGTCTCCTGCACTTTATAATAGAGATGGATTTAAGTATAGAATGAGCAACTTCACATTTAAATTTTTAATTGAAGATTGTCAAAAATATACAAACATAAAATTAAAAAATGTTACATCATTTTGTGGAATACCAATTGAATTAGATGATATGATGCCTGATTATACATTCCATTTATATGGTAGACCTCAATTAGAACAATAATAACTTATGGAAAATAACAAAATAGGTCTTGGTGATTTACTTAATGAATTGTTATCCAAGATGCAATACGAAATCAAAGATTTAGCTTTAATGGAATCACTTAATGATACAAAGCTGGAACGCACACAAGGATTAAAATTAATTTATCCTAAACAAGAAGTGGTGTATAGTATCCCAAAGGTAAATGCTCAAGAGTTACTTGAAAAAGTTAACCTACGAGAAAAAGAGTTTGATAAGTTTTGGGATATGTACAACAAGAAAACAGGTACTAAGGATGCTAAAACAAAGTTTTTAAAGTTGACTGACAAAGAAGTAGAACAAATATTTACTACCTTGCCACACTATTTAAAAGCTACTCCTGATATAAAGTTTAGAAAGCACCCAACAACCTACTTAAATCAACGCACTTGGGAGGATGAGGAGTATCTACCAAGAAAGATAGAAGTAAAAGTGAATCCATTTAGATTCTAACAACAACAAAGGAAAATCATGAAATCAAATCAATCAATCGCATTCGCTGACTTGGATGCGGAAAAAGAAGTTATCGCATTACTTTGTAACTATCCCTCTTACACAAAAGAGATACAAAAGATAATTACTACCGATGTTTTTCATTTTAATGCCACCAAGAGTGTTTATTTGACTTGTATTGAATTATATTCCGAGAAAGGTATGTTCACCTTAGCGGATGTAATATTGAGGCTTAAAACGAATAATAATAATGATTGGGCAGTAGTGATGTCAGCGACTACAAGTAAGAACCCAATAAATGCCCATGAACTTGTGATGTACCTTGCTTCATTAAAAGGTAAAAGAGATTTACTTAATTTGTCCAAAGAAATCAATAATGATTTAATGAATGGGACTGATTACTTTGAGATGGTCGATAAGATAAATAAGATAAACAACCAAGAGTTAATTAAGGAAGACAATAATGAGATATTGGACATGAAGTCCGCATTAATGTCAGCAGTAACTACTATTGGTGATGTGATGACTAATGGGTCATTAAGTGGTGTGCCAACTGGGTATCCTAAGTTAGATGAGATTACAGGAGGTTGGTTAAAAGGTAATGTTATTCTATTTGCTGCAAGACCTGGCCAAGGAAAGACAATTGCATTGTTAGAGCATACTCGTTGGGCAGCACAAATGAATAAGAAAGTATTATTTCTTTCTTTAGAGATGCCTGTGGTATCATTGATTTATCGAATGATTAGTGGACAATTAGATGAGTCAACACCATATTCTAAAATCAAGACAGGAAGGATTAATGTAGAGACATTTTCTACTATACAAAAAGATGCAGTAACTAACCTTGAGAAGTTACCTATAACTTGGTATGATGGGGCTAATAGAGATGTCAATTATTTAACAAACCTTATCCAAAAGATTTCAAGAGAAAAGAAAATAGATATGGTCGTAATCGACTATTTACAACTCCTAACCGACAATTCTATTAAGTCTAATAACGAGATTGAAGTAGTAGGAAGTGTGTCCAAGAAAATTCAACAATTAACAAAAAAGTTAAATATACCATTCTTGTGTGCTGCTCAATTGAATAGACAATCCGAAGGTAGAAACTCGCATAGACCTAAGCTAAGTGACCTACGTTCAAGTGGTCAAATAGAGCAGGATGCTTCGGTAGTTATTGGTTTATATCGTGAAGATTATTATGCTTATGAAAAAGCAAAAGAAGAAGGTAATATAGATTTTGAATTTACAAATAAGGTTGAGTACATATTCTTAAAGAATCGTGATGGTGATACACGAACCGCAGATATGTACATAGATGTAGCAACAAGTAAGATTAGAGAACTTGACCCTATAACTAACAAACCATCAGGCTTTTGATTTGATTTTCCAAAAGTTGTGAATCCCCTTTACTCTTAGTATTGGGGATTTTTGTTTAAAAGCAAAAGGTGACAATATTGCCACCCTTGCCTAACCTAACCACAAAACAAATCAATGAAAAACGCAATGGTAAAGGTATAAAAATAAATGAGTTACTAAAAACTTATTTTGCCATCCTTAATCATGAGGTTCTTGACCTTAGATTTACCATCCTGTATCTCCACTATTGCAAACCCATGATTGTGCATTGAGAATGGCATATACTTTGGAGAAAGAACTGTTAAGCACCCAGTGCTATAAGTGTTGATAAAATCTTTAAAGCCATTTTTCTTTTGCATTGTAGATGTACGATGAACGTGTCCCATCAAAGTATTGCAAAGAGTTTTGTTCATTAAGTTCTGCGAAGGATTAGCACCACCTGAGCCAAAGGGCTCATGGCCATGTATAACAAGTAGGTCTCCCATTTCCATCCCTTGCCAATCATGAACTAACCTAAATTGTAGTTTATCTAAGTGGAAGAATATATCAAATTGTAAGTCATGTATCTGAGCAAATTCTTCTGCTTGAGTTTGTAATGACCTTGCCCATCTTTGCTCGTGGTTACCCAGCTTGTAATAGATAGGAATATAAGGGAATAAATCTCTTAGCTTTTTTAAGAAGTCTCTACTCATATCCACCTCTCTTTTAAAGTCACGAAGGTCTTTATCCTTTTCGTGTCTTGAGATAGAATAGAAGTCCATAATATCACCATTAAGATACAAGCAGTCAATATTCTCTTGTCTTAAATGCTTAATTGCAATCGTTAAGGCTTCTAAGGAATGATAAGGGAAGTGAATGTCAGATAAGACACCTACCTTTTTAATTTCTTCGGGTAAGACTTGTGAGACATAATCACTACTTAGTGAATCTGCTATACCAAAATTGTCAATTAAGTCTAAGTCATAATTAATAGTTTCCTCTATCTTAACTGCTGACTCAATATATTCTAATGACCTTTCACTCATTAAAATACCATTCATATTCATAAATTTCTTTAATTGTGACCAATTAGCATATCCATATTGATTATGAAACTTTTCACAAAAGTCTTTCTTTCCTAATTTAGAGCCATAAAAATGCTTCTTTACGGCTTCTATCTTGTGGTCTTTGCTCATTACTTAAATGGGTTTATAAATCGGAAGTAGAAATATCCGACTATGATTAGAGACTCTAAGAATATAGTCACTATTGCCCACGTTGGTACAACATTTCTTGTTACTATTTTCTCAAAGAATTTAACTTCTTGTTTGTACTTACTACGGTACTTGGAATCATATACTTGTGAGATTGAATCTAAATCAATTGTGGCTTTAATATTGCCCTTGTAAGACCTTATAATTACTTGTCCTTGTGGTACTCTTATTTTAGAGTAGAAAGTGCCTAAGATGCCATTAGAATCGCATGGATTGTCTATGATTAGAGTATCATGTACGGCACTAAATTTTTCAATGGTTCTTGTGTCTCTTATAGTATCTATCCTAAGTTTCTCAACAATACTTGTGGACTTAGTAGATTTACATGATGAGTAGATAAACAACGCAAAAATAAGTAGAATAATCTTGTTCATGAGAAGTAGAGTTGTGCCTCCTCGGTTCTTCTTCTTATAAGTCCAGGTAATGTCTTGCCTCCACCCTTTGTCCATTTAAGAAACTCATCTTTAATAGTTGGGTTGTCGGGATTAACATTGACTTTCTTTAATAAGGTAGAAGACTTTAGATTTCCTACCCCACAGTTATAAGCAAAAGAACAAATGGCATCAAATTGTGATTGGTTGATAGTATCAATGCAATAGGAATCTACTGCACGTTCAAAAGAAACTAAAAGAGCCTCCAATAAGTCGGTGGCTCTTTCTTGTGTTATCGGGGAGTCGGTTAATTTAACCTTGCTCCCATCTTCGTAATATGTAGACCCGTAACCAATAGTTGGTACTTTCGCTGGGCATAAATAAGGCTTAGAACTAAATCCTTCGTACTTCTTGATTATGTCTAATCCTTTAGTGCTTATTTTCGTTATCTTCATTTGTTAGACCTAATTTGGTGCGTAACTCCACATTTTCGGCTCTTAATGTATGAATCTCAGTTGTTAATGTTTCAACCTTTTCCTTTAAGTCAGCAACCTCAGCTTTCATATCCGTAGCCATCTCTCTCCAAATTTTAATTGCTTCTTGAACATTAGTTATCTCACTACCTTGTATTTCTACATTCTCTTTCTTTCTACCAATAAGCCAACCAAATAGACCAGTTATGGCGGAGAATAAACCAGGGAGTATAAAATCTTTGTCAAAAAAATCCATTATGCTTCAGTATTTGCCCAAGGGAGTGGAAGAACAATTATAGGAGGGTTAAGGGCATCATTAATTTGATTGTCAATACTTATTTGCATTGCATTTACATCTAATGATGCCTCTAACCAACCAATAATATCAGATTCGGTCAAATCAGCATAAGGAATATAATTAGGTTTCTCAGGGTCAATCTCAAAAGAACAAGTTCCATAGACTTCCTTAAAAATATCCTGATACACACCATTATATCGGTAATGGCATACAACTACATAATCTTGCAAACCATCAACACTTGGCTTACAATCTAATTGAACAATTACCCATTGGTATGTTACTGCTGATACTGGAACGATTTCTGACATAATTTTATAATTGTATTTCTTCTTCTTTTTCAAATTTAACTCCACTTACCCATCCATCCAAGAATGTGTATAATTCTAATTCCTCAGGATTAATAATCAAAATTGGTGTGTAGTCAAACTCTTGGTCGCTTAACTCTTTTACCGCTTGAGATAACTTCTTTAATCCCTCTTTAGAGAACTTGTATTCTCCTTTCTCATCCATAATCAAGTTACCCTTATCATCCACACTTGCGTGGTCTAAACGTAACTCATCACGTTTCTCGTTGTACTCATCTAAATAAGGTTGAAACTTTTTGCGGATTAAAGCAAGTTTCTTTTGTCCTTTAGTAGACTCGTTCATAATGTTTGCTGCGGTGTAAGCCACAACCATGTACAAATCTTTGTAACTCTTTTTTACATCTTTCATTTTATTTTTTGTTTTAAGTTATTAATGTAACAAATATAATATAATAAAATTATAAAAAGCAACCATTACGCATTTGCAATCTTTGTATAAGTTCCGCTTGAACCCATATACCATAATGCACCACTTTGAACAAATAACACACCACCACCACTTGGAGTTGTATTAGGTATAGTTGTAGAATTTGCAATTCCAATTACCTTAACACCACCACCAAATTGACTTGTTGTTCCGAATCCTAAGTTTCCATCCTCGGTTATTCTTAATCTTTCCGTATTGTTAGTTCCAAATCTAATATGTGCATTAATACGATTATACAAGGCAACACCATCACCATTAATATTTGCTATTGCAAAACCATCGGTAGAACCATTTGTATTACCACTATTTTGCAAAAGAATCTCACCACTATTTGCACCATTTGGTCTAATCACTAAACCTTTCCTATCGGTTGGGAAAGCAATACTTGTTGTACCAATACCCATTGAATAAGCACCATTATCGTACAATGCGGAATCTCCTAATGCCGTGCCACCTGTCCACTTAGCAATCATGTTCGTTGTACCACTACCCGTGATACCACTACCACCGCCTCCACCGATTACCGTACCATTAATTTTAAAATTACCATTGATATTAACATCTCCATTAACTTGTAATTTACCACCACCACTAATTCCCGTGGTAGTTCCAAGTAATAAATTACCCGAATTGTTTAGGAGCATTGCATCACCAAAACCAATTAACCATGTATGTGATAAAGCATTATTGACAATTGGAACTGCGGTAAAACCACTATCCACCGCATTAACAAATATTTGATTTGTTCCCGTAAAACCGATACCGAAATATGAGTTAGAAACGGGATTAACCGCAAACTTGTACATTGCCACATTGCTACCTACCGTAACTTGTGTACCATTGTCAAATATTTGTGAGTTGGCTAATGATGTCGTACCATTCCATTTAGAAATGTAATTTGTTGTACCACTACCACCAACACCACCACTACTTGTTGTAACACTACCATCCGCCATTAAATATTGGCTTGATGTACCACCAGTTTTAATGAATGATGTTGCCGTTACCGAGGAACTAAAGGTAGCCGCACCTGTTTCTGATATAACTAATCTTTGAGTATTATTAGTTGCAAAATAGATAGGAGTATTATCTCTATTCCAAATATATCCACCTCCCGAATCATTTTGAAAATCAATTCCTGTCGTACTATTACCTTTTAATCTTAATGTAGATGTTCCAGATGACCTAAATATACCCGTACCATTCACATCCAACTTATACCCACTATCGGTTGTTGTGCCGATGAGGACGTTGCCACCCGATGTGATACGCATACGTTCTGTGGCAGATGTAGCAAACCTTAATGGTATTGCAGATAATGTTCCAACTGTGGCACCTGCATCATCTGCATAAAAATACCCTTTACCCGTAGCTGCACCCACAACCATACTTGCACCTGCCGCATCATAAATTTCTAATTTATAAGCAGGACTCGTAGTCCCGATTCCTACGTTGCCTGCGGTAATATATGATACTCCATTTGTATTTAATTGAATAGTAGTAGTCCCATCTGATTTAGACATATATAATACTCTATCAGAACCACTTTTATAAATGTTTACATCTCCCGTAAATGTGGCTGCCCCTGTATTGGTTATTTGAAAAACAGGAGTTGTAAATGTAGTTCCATCAACTGCCGTAGATGGTGTAATTTCAAATCCATTATTTACGTTATATTGAGCACCTAATGACCAATTGTATTTACCCGAACCACCGTACATCAATACTTGTGAATATGTTGACGCTGCCGTATTTCCAATTGCAATCGTTGATTTTGTGCCCGATGCTACTACATTTAATAAAGCTAATGGACTTGTCGTTCCAATTCCAACGTTTCCTGCCGAAGAAATTACCATCCGTGATGTGCCATCTAACGCAAAGTTCATTCCCGAATTAGTTACCCCAGGGATACCTGCACCTACCGTAACGTAATTAGATGTATCAGTATTGGTAACCCGAATAATACTTCTACCATTACTTAATGCACCTGCTACATCAAGTGTTGCCCCAGGGGAAGTAGTCCCGATACCTACGTTGCCACTTTGAACGATACGCATTCGTTCGTTACCAGTATTGGTATAAAATATGACATTTGATGAGTCCCAAGCTAATGCTTGAGTACCTGCTGCTGCTAAATAACCAATAGTTGCTGATGGGGTATTAATAAAAGCCCCACCGCTATAAGAACCATAACTTATATCAGAAATTCCCGCACTTGATGAAACAGATACTATATATCTACCACCTGCCGTAACACTACTTGAAAACGTGGCTGCACCTGTGGAGGCTAATGTAAGTCTAGTACTCGTTGCACCTGTATCTCCATACTGTATTAATAAATCTCCACCACTATTTCTGAATCTATAATCTCCATAAGCATCTGCACCCCAAGTTGTTCCTGTTCCTCTCATTAATTCAATATCTGCTATTGGTGTTGTGTTTGTTGATGCTTGTATTCTTAATAATGCATTCCCACTCTTAATAACAGATAAATCTCCACTAAACGTGGCTGCTCCTGTGGAGGCAATAGTTAAAACTGGAGTAGTATATGTAGTACCACCATTGGTAGTTGATGGCGTAAGTTGAAAAGCATTACCAACTGTATTATCTTTTTCTATTTTCCAATTGACTGCTGTTCCACCCGTACCGCCCCTTAACTCTATTCCATTAGCATTTTGAGCCCCTGTATTTTGGAATATAGCGGAAGTACCACCTACTGTTGTTGATGCAGTTAACTGCCCACTAAACCTCCCCGTACCATTCACATCAAGTTTGTAACCTGCATCGGTAGTGGTGCCAACAAGTAAGTTTCCTCCATTTGTCAATGTCATTGCTTGAGTCCAAGTAATAGCAGTGCCTGCTGTTCCACTTGCTGCGTTGAACCATTGGTGTTGACCTGCATAAGTTCTATACAAGGTTGCATAATAATTTTGTAGGTATTTATATGCACCTACCGAATATTCATAGGAGTTACCAAATAAAGCATATCCACCACCACCTCCAGAGTTATCCGATAAACCTGCGTAAACCCCAATTTGCAAAGCCTTAAAATTACTATGCCACGCACTCGGTGTTACCCCTAAGCCGAGGTTGCCTGTTGAGGATACAATAAACCTATTTGCAGTATTATTTACATCTCTTATATAAAAACCTCCATCAGAATTATTAGTAAAAATATTATACGAATAAGAAGTGGATGATAATC